GTTACACGCATAAGAAAATACGATTGGGATACCCTTGTTTGGCGTGAAGTCAAGCAAGGTGTATTCTCATCACACGCAAATCTATTTCCCGCAGAGTATCTGCACATAGATAATTCATGGGAGATAGACGGCCCGATACGCGTTAGCCTCAAGTGGAATAGTTCCACTAAGGTTACGCGTATCAAATACAAGAGCCTTCGCAAGAAGGATTTTGATATGGATAATCCACAGGAGTACCCATGTGCTTCGTGTGGCGCAGATAGAAAGTCGCCATGTATAGGCGATAAGTTCGAGTGCACATTTCGTGTATTCTTTTTAGGCGGAGGTAAATTATGAAGGACGCATCATGCGTGCAGTATGACCCTGAGTGGTGGTTCCCTATCGAGATAGGTGGTTCCTCTACATGGTCACGCACACCTGAGGCTATGAAGGCAAGAGAAATCTGTGCCACATGCCCCGCCTTTGATGAGTGTAGAGATTACTCTCTACGCTTTGATAGCATACACGGAATATGGGCAGGACTAGATAGACATGAGCGACATGCGTTACAGAAAAAGTTAGGCATCACGCCTGAAAGTTTCTCTCTCAGTTATCGCCCGTTTATGGAACATGTACTACGGACGGGGGCTAACAATGGATAATGATGATTACGATTACTTCGCTATGAGCGTGCGTGATTCGATTGGACTTATCCTATGGACTGCGTTCTTCACGATACTTATCGTAGGCACAATGCTTGCGATAGCCCTATGACACGAAAGGAAATGCAATGCAACCAAAGTACCCGATTACAGTTCAACTCACAGGTCATGACGGCAACGCGTTTGGCATACTCGCGAGAGTATGTCGTGCGCTAACCGACAATGGCGTGGACAACAAAGATGTGAACGCCTATCAAGCGGAGGCTACATCAGGCGATTATGAACACCTGTTACTCGTAACCTCTCAATGGGTAGAGGTCGAGTGATGAGTGAACCACGCGAAGATGACGATATCGCATTAGGTATCGAAGATGAAGAGGAAGAACCTGATGATGAGTTCGACACGCTTGAAGAAAAATACGGGTTGAAATAATCCCACACGCCTCTCGCACACACCATGTGCGAGGGGCTTTTTTTTTGCCCTGAGCGTGATACGCTCACGCGCATACGCACGCACGCGCACACAGGCGCGGGCAAGGTTTGTGTTGGGAGCATACATACATAGTCGTTACCTGTAAAACCCTGCGCCTACCTTGTGGTGACACACGCAATCCACATACTCACACTCGAGATGCATAGCCGTTGCGTGTGCATACTCTTTAATTGCATTTAGCTTGCCCGCTTGGGAGCATGTATCGCACATCATGCGTTATCAATCCCTTGCGGGGGTATGGGCTGCTCACATACATCGTCGTTGTTTGCAACCTGCTCTGCCGTGTAATCTCTTTCTTTCACTGGTCGTTCCCCTCCCAAGTAGTTGATAAGGTTGTTGAGTGCCCGATTAACTCTCATGCGTGCCGCATCCTCGGATATCTCGAGTTCTTTAGCCATCGTCGCATTGTCGTTGCCTTCCTCAAAGCGCAAGCATAGCACATAGAATTGCTCGCTACTTAACTTATGCAACCCACGATTGATGTCTCCCACCATAGCAAACCAGTTGCCACCTTCGGAGGCTACCTTCTTGGTAGATTGATATCCCATTTCAGTCAGAGCGGGTGCTACCACATCACCACGCAAGACAGCAGGTAGTAACATCTCAATGAGTTCTCTATCATAATAATAGTTATCCTCTACGCGGTAGCCCACACGCGCAGCTTTTTCTTTCTGACAGTAATCCTTAGCAGCGTTGCGTAGTGAACGTGCTATTAGTTTGGTGGCCTGCTTGCCATCTAAGGCTTCCCATGTCCTGACCTTGTTGGGATGCTCAAAGAACCACACCCACAACTCTTGGCGTATGTCACTGACTTCCACCATCTGAAACTTGCGACTAAATTCATAAGCAATATTTGCTATTAAGTTCTCATATTGCTCAATTACCACTTCCAGGTCTTACCTTCCACAGTAAATGAGTTGTTCACAATTGGTACGATTTGTGGTACCACTGTCTTACCATCAACGTGAAGTATACCAAAGCCTTGTTGCCAAGTGAACAACCCAGCCTTGATATACTTCGCGTTGTTGTAGTTCATCAGGTTGCCTAATTCCATGCCCCAAATGGTCTTAGGCTTACCACCACGATAAGTCTGTGTGTGGTGGGTAAGTCCCATGCGGTGCGTGTGTCCACACACCACAGACATACCTGAACGCTTAGCCAATCCTAATGCCGTAGCACCAGCAGTTGGCTGAACATTTCCTTCATCTCCGTGCATCAGTAACCACCCAGGCGCCAATTCATATGGGTCTTTGTGGTATGTAATCTCAAGTTCTTTCAAACCCAAGAAATTTTCTAACTCTAATTCGGGTATCCCCAATAATCCTGGGGCTCTCATCATTACGGTGTTAAACAATCTGTCAGTATGGTTACTGCGTACCATATGCTCAACAGTTAAGTCATAGAGCACTTGCTTGGTTAGGTCGCGGTCACGGCCCATAGAGCGTTCAAACTCTAACTCTGTGCCCTTGCTCCACTTACTGATGGTCTGCATATCCATCTCGTCACCACAGGAGACAACAGTATCTGGCTGGTATGCCTTGATAAACTTAGCAATTGCTTTGACTGCTTCTACATCGTGGTACGGTACTTGAAGGTCGGATATGCATACTATAGTTTTCATGGCTTCTTCTTTGCTCGTCTTTTGTTTTCCTTAGCAACATTTTTGCTATGGGACATCGCTTGCAAATTACTTCTGCCATCTCTACCTGCGCGACCACCACCATCTTTATGGTCTACGTCTGTTTTTCTTGGGAGGGTTTTTCCCGTTGCCGTTTCGTAATCAACTCTAGCCTTATTGCTAGAAGTCGTAGCCACTGTGCCATCTTTCTTCTTTCTCTTGAATACATAGATAGGTCTGCCACCATTAGCTTTACTACCCTTGTAAGGTCCGAATATCTTTTTCATTCGCGGGGCCATTTCTCTTGTAACACTAGCAATCCAATGATTGCATAGTTTGCCATATCCTTGAAGGAATCCTCAAGGGATTCGTGCTGTGGTTGAAAACCTTTTGTATCTTCCATGTATTCAACCAAGTTATTGATGCGTGCTAACTTATCCCACATGCGCACACGTAATCCATTAAGCGGACCACCTGGTGATTGTGAAATGTTCTTTGGACCGTAGTCCTTGTGCTTGCTAATTAATAACTCAGCAAGACCCTCTGTTGCATCCCATACATCTAAATCAAATTGAGTTGGGTCATTCATTTTCTTTAAGCAACCCTTCTACTCCAGCCATAACATTGTCCATCTCAGAGCGCACAACTGCCTCTTCAATAAACTCGTGTAAGTCATCTCCGCTAGCGTTTACCATCAATAATGTAGCACTTTGGATGTGGTCGTATGCCTCATCTAAGTCGCCAACATCTATGATGTCGTTTAATATCTGCAAGAATTCAAACAAATCAAATGAGTATCGCTTATCTAAACGCACTGCCCACTTGTATTCAACACCACAGTGATACATGAACTCAAACAAGTCGCAAGTTCTAAACCCACAGTCAGTTTCCATGCACTCAAAGTGTCCGTCCTCTGGCATTAACATTAGTGCACACTCGCAATCTTATTTCTAAAGTATTCTGCACCGTGGATTCGATACATTGAATTGACATCTTCACCATCAGGCATCTGCACTACTACTAGATTACCTAATTCTCTTGAGAGAGTTTTGCCAAACTCAGCGCCAGCATTGTCACCATCAGCAAAAAGAAATACTTTATCAAAGTCACCTAGTAATCTTGAGTAATGTTTCTTCCAGTTGTTCACGCCTGGAACCCCAACGGCAGGTATATTGCAACTAACATCGAGCGTAATCGTGTCAATCTCACCTTCACAAATGCAAATGTATGTTGTTGCCCTAAAGAACGCCGAGACGTTGTAGAGATGTGTAGACGCACCGGCCATACCCATATACTTTGGCTCCGATAAGTCCAATGACCTAAACCGTAAATCAACCACACCTGACCTAGTGATATACGGGATAGATAACCGATTGATGTATGCTTCATGGCCCGTTAACGGCTCTAGCACGACGCCCAAGCGAACCTTCGTCGCCTGTTCCATAGTTATACCGCGTTCTGCGAGATAGTCTTCCGCCTCGTGTAACGCGCTGTGGTAATACTTCGCCGCGTGAGTCAGCGATTCCCTGTGCGATTGTAATTGCTTCATGAAAGCTAACTCCTTCTTTGAGCATAATGATAGCATATCCGTTGCCCTTGTATGTGCACCCATGGCACTTAAAGATATTTTCATCTGTGTTAACTGCAGAAGATGCATGGGAGTCATTATGAAATGGGCACTTCATCTTAGCCCAGCCACGGCGGGTAGGTACTGTTGCACCATAGTGCTCTAGTACACCAACGATGTTAGGGTTATCTCTCATTGTATTCTTTCTAATGCAGTTAGAATCTCTTGTCCTAATGCATATGGTACACGAGAACGCTCTTTCGCGTTCAGTAAGGCTTGTGTGCCTGTCTGAGCCCCTCGTGGAGATGCTATGTGACAGGGCATACCATTTTTGCATGGTTCTTTGGGAGTCCAACCTTTAACTGTACCCCATAAATCTGTAGGTTTCATGCGGTCTTCACCATACTGACAATAAGTAACAGTTCTGCGTGGTATACCAGCAACAATATCTAATTTGCGCAACATACCTCTAGGGTTTTCCATAAGCCAACCTAGCCTAGGAGTTAAATCTGTTATAAGTTTTAGAGTATGTTGCACCAATTTCTGTGCCTCTTCTGCTTCTTCTGTTTTAGGGGTTGGGTGCTTACCACCATTTGCCCAATGATGAACCATAGACGCCACAGAGAAAGCAGTACATGGTGGGGAAGCCCAAATAAAATCTGGCTCTCCATACATTTCAAAAAGATAATCAGCAGTCAATTCCATTACATTGACATGTTCGGTAGCAACAAAGTTGCCATCAATTTCAAATGAGATTACTGTATGACCTGCATCAATAAATGGTTGAGTTGCACTGTTAGTGCCAGAGAACAAGTCAAATATCAGCATCGTCTTTACGTAGCTTTCTTAAGTAGTTCAAGCCATACAGATACTGGCATACTAGCATACCAATCAGCAGGAGAACTTTTCCCTTTACGCTTGTGAATAACCACACCAGTCCATGCTTTTGCGTGTTTGGTTTCAAGTGTCATCTCCTCTATCCAACCCGATAAGGCCATCTTAGCATGGTCTTTGACTTCTATGCAGACGCCATTAACTCCAGCGATATCGCCCTTATCTTCTTGCGCCCCTGCTAAACGCCTTTCGGCATATGGGTATCCGTTCTCAATAAGATAATTGACGACATCTCGTTCAGCCTTAGAGCCTTTAGCCTTGGCTGGATTACTCATCAGTACCAGCCGTTGGCATTATAAAAGGCCAAAGCCTTTGATGGAGTGCCGTATCTGTGCTTGATATATTTGAGTCCTAAATCAATTTGTTTTACCATTGAGGTATCCTTTGGCATATTAAGCATTTGTGGTATGCCGTAAGCAGATGAGCGTGGGTTATCTGCGGTGTAATCCCATCGGGATTCTCTATCCCATAAAACGAATAGAGACTTCCATTCATAGTTATTTTTGTATGTGGCTAGCACTTTGCCTCTAGCAATTTGCTTGGCCATCTTTTTCATTTGAGAGATGCTGGTCATTACTATTGGTAATTTGCATGGTTCCATCTCTGTAATAGAAATCTGTGCTCTTAAAAACATCGCACCCACAGCGTGTGGCAAAGTTCCCACAAAGACCACAAGTGCCATTATCCAAACATATGTTGTTAGTTTCATTGTTACTCCTCAGTAGGGGCGGTTGCCTGTGTTCCACAGTCAGCACACTCCATATCTAGAAAATATGAGCCAATGGTATTATCTTCATCAAATGATACCTTTAGGTTCCAAATAAAACATCCACAGACGCACACCCTGGTTGGTTCACCACGGATATCCATCGCCCTTGTATAATCAGGTTTAAGTTCTGTTATGTGTTTAGTCATCGTCATTGTCATCATCATATGGGAAGGTGTCCCAATCAGGTGAGTCAGGTTGTATCCATGGTGATGTAGTCATCTTATGCCCTTTCAGGTATATCTGAGACGTCCATAATTTCAGGATTAAACTGTAACCAGTAAGCCGTATCCCCTGATGGGTCAGCTTTACCATAACGGTTCTTAACAGGGGCTATTGCTATATAGCCCGGTGCATTAGTACCAATAGTGCAAATCAACGCTGGCAACTGTGCAACCATTCCCTGCAACGCAGAGCGTGGCTGGCATGGATTACCGCTATATGATTCTTTGGTATGATGTAGTACTAGTACTGCTGAGTTAGTATCACGTGCTAGATACTTAAGTTCTTTAAGTGTTGAGCGCATGTTAGCAAACTCTTCCCCACCATCATTGGCGATATCCATTAGGTTATCGACAACAATGAGTGTAGGAGAACAGCCCCATAGTTCCTCAAAGGCAAGTACCTCTTGGTCTAAATCCACCAACGTAGGAGATGATTCAAAAGACCAAAAGATATGCCCTGAGTGTTCATTGATTACTTGACGAGATGTTGCAACCTCAGTCTCAAGAAGCATCTCTGCCTCTGACTGTGGCTTGCCAGTAATCATTGATAGTAGACGCATAGCCATAGTGTGTGCGTTGGTATCAGCGCTGACATAGAGTGTCGGCACCTTAGAACGCAACGCAATTGATAAGGCAAGAGTTGACTTGCCCGCACCAGGAGTACCAGCAATCATAGATACTTCCGCTCTGCGGATAACAACTTTGTTCACTTCAAAGGTCTTAAAGACAGTTGGCAGGGGTTCCCCACCGATGTCCTTACTACCTACTGCGCGGGCAAGTGTTCTCATGTCTTAGAAACTATTCCATTCTGGCGAGCCACGGCGTAGCCATTCAGGTTCACACTGGTCAGGAGTTCCCTTTGGAGAAGGACACATGTATGCCTTCCAAGGACCCTTAGCACCGCTACCTGTACGTGGTGTCATCGGTCCATGCTTACAGGTTTTACCTAGTGGACCCATTGTATTAGTAGCAGTTTGTGTTGGATGAGCAGTATGGTCTGCTTCTGCACCCGGATATATCTTACGTATGTTTGCTACTGCTTCAACTGCACTTTGTGGTGCACCTAGTAATGAAGTAGCCATAGTTTTGAGTACATCCTGTGACTCTTCGACCCCTACCACTTGCTCTAATGCCTCACAAAACCCCGTGTAGGTATCTGAGGAAACAACGAAGATTCTGCCATCGTTGAGTTTGCTACTGACTTGGAAATTTCCAGTCATCTCTTGCTCCTTGTCTGTTGTTGTTGAACTCTATTGTACGCGTGAATTAACATACTTGCAGGCAGACATTACACCACAACGTCCACAGTTAGACAGGTTAGGCAAGAAGATAGTTTCTTTGCGTGCCCTGTCAAAGGTGTTGAGCATGTCCTCAATGCGTTCTGCATGTAGGTTCTGTAAGTTCCATAACGAAATGTTACCAGTGCGTGCATCCCAGAAACCTGCCTTGTCGACAGTAACCCCTTGTTTCTCAAGCGCCCACGCATAGACCGCGAGTTGCAAAGGATGCCTCTGAGATGACGCACCAGTTTTGATATCGAGGAGTACCCGATTCCCCTCGAAGTCAACCATGACACGGTCAATTGCCATTTTAACCGTAGCATTATCTATATCAATCTCGTATTGCTTTTCAACAAAATCTTCATATACGTTCCAGCTTTTGCGGAACTCAATCCATTTATCAAGCATCCACAAGCCCTCACCATACCACCATGACATGTCTTCTCGCTTGGCAAACTGCCAAGTATTCATATCACCATAGAGGCCTTCATCTTCTGCAACCTGCTCATACCAGACTTTATTCCAAATACTTTCAGCGTCGCCACCTTCTAGGTCATAGACCTCAGTAGCCTTGTGGACGGCAGTACCGCCAGTAAACCAAACGGCATGGGCTTCTTGTGCGCCCTCTACCTTGGTAAGGTAGTACTTCCAACCGCACTCCTGCCACGTACTAAGGCTGGAATAGGATATATGTTTAGGTAATTCGCTCATAATCATACTGTAGCACAATCACAAGCATCGTATGGGTCAAAGGAGCAGAACTGGCAACCCATTATTTCATAACATAATTTGCATTGGTATCGGAACTGGTGCTCATCGCAACAGACCCAAGACTCATCAAGGATATTATAGTGCTCTGTTTCATCTATTTTATTTGTCATAGAAGAACCCTACCATACGGGTTTCTTAAATGCTGTCTGAGCCAGATTTTAAGAAACGCCCCCCTACCCCCCATAGAAAACCATGGTGGTCAGGGGAGTGGAATCAGACATATGTCGTCACCGTCATTTGAAGTTTCCGCCCCACGGTTTCCCGCCCACGAACCATAGCACATGTGCTACACTTGGTGCATGCCAAACTACGACTTTAGATGCCTGACCTGTAATATCATTATCGAGCAACAAGATAGGGTCTTACCGCCCTGCCCACAGTGCGGAGAGATAATGAACAGAGTCTGGGATGCCCCAGCCATCAAGTTCAATGGTACTGGTTTTTACTCAACTGGCGGATAAGACAAGAAAACCCCCCAACCTAGTATCTCTACTATGTCAGGGGGCTATCTCGTCTCTACGAGGTTCCTAAAGGTTCCTAAAGGTTACTTCTTGAGACCAAACTCAGGTGCAGACTTGTCCAATGCCTTAAGGATTGGGCCTACAAGACCTGCTACAAAGGCCAAGGCCAATGTCTTAGGGTCATGCTGACCCGCTGTGTATAGTGCAACTGCAGATGCTGCAGCAGCACGGAAATATGAAAGACCAATAGCTTTTAACTTATCGATATCAAACATGTTTTCTCCTTTAATGAATCTGTCCTTAAGACTTAAAGACAGGCTTGCCAAATCCTACCACAACTACTGCGGCAGACTTCTTTAGGGCAGGTCCATTCTTCTTTTTGAAGGCGCGTTTCTTCATGCAGACCTGACCTCCGTTGCGCTGGTCACCCTTCTTATCTGGGGCAGTATTGCCTTCGATACAGATAACAGTGCCGTCGCCATTATCCCTGACCACAATCCCAACATGTGAGATACGGTCTACGCCATCATCAGGAAAATCAAAGAAAACAATATCTCCTGGAAGTGGAGTTGCCTCTTCTGGCTTTTCCCATTGACCCTTCTTGATGAAGGCCTGAGCACCAGCGACAGTTGAGACGCATGAAGGAATCTTCAAGCCAACTTCGTTAGCACACCAGTTGACGAAAGAACCACACCAAGGTAGGAAGTTAGCCTTAGTAAAGGCTCCATATTTGGTCTCGTTGTCCTTAGGTCCTTCAATTACACCAAGTTCTGCTCGCGCAACCTTGATGAAGTCATTTCTTTGTCCCATTACTCACTCGCTTTCTTGTCAACCTTTGCAAAGGCTGCATTGATTTCATCTGCAGATAGGTTTCCATCTGCCAAGAAGAAGCGGGCTAGAGCCTCAAGTACACGAGCACACCCAAGTGCACCTGCTAGTACTGCTGCTTGCCATACTTCAATACCAACAAGAGAACCAGCACCAATAACTCCTAGTGCTTCTGCTGCAATAACAGCAAGGATTCTCATCATTACATTTTTGAATGTGCTCATTCATCGTCCTTAGGGTTGCGTAGTGGGTAGGTAATAGCCCAAACAATAAGGGTTCCACCGATGGCGTAGCCAACTACTGTCTTAGCACTTCCATCTAGTACAACCCATGCAATGAACATGCCTAGCAAAGTCCATAGTTGGTCAACCATATCTCTTAATATTTTCAAGGCTTGCGTCTCCTTACGGCTTTAGATTCACCAGCAGAGGCTCCGCCTCCGCCAGTGTGTCCTCCACCAGACGGGGTTCTGGTAGTGGCTGATGCTGCTGCCATGCCTGCCGCATTAACGGCGGCTTGCCCAGCAATAACTGATGCAATAATAATTTTTTCTGATTCTTTACGTTCTTCAACTGACATATCAGCACCAATACTTGCAATAGCAAGCAAGGCGTTGGCTGGGTCACTAAAGAGTTCTGCAAGTAATTCTGCTGGGTTCTCAAGGAGAACCAAAGCAATTGCTACCTCTGCGGTAATAACCACTTCGTTGCCTGCCTCATCTGTACGAACCTCAATAGGTGTATCAGGTGGCAAGTCTGCCAAAGTAAGTCCAGCATTTGCTATAGTTTCAACAGTGATAGGCTCACCCTGTGACTGTGCTATAATCTCAGTAACGGCTGCTTGTACTTCTGCAGGCGTAGAGTTTTCAGTGATAACAACAGGAGGTTCAGGTTGAATAGTTTCAGGTTCAAGCGGTTCTGGAACATCAGGGTTAAGTTCTGGCGCATCTGGTACAGGCTCAGGGGCAGGTTCTAATGGAGGTTCAGGAGCAGGTTCTTCCCCTACTGGAGCAGGAGCCTCTTCCATTGAAGGCTCACCAATTGAGCCCTCAGGGTCAGGAATTGCAACAGGAGGTTCCTCTGCAGGGACAGAAGGCTCTTGTTCTACTGGAACAGGTTCGGGAACAGGTTCAGTTACTGGAGGCTCTTCTACGGGCACAGGCTGGGGTTCTGGTTCAGGTTGAGGCTGAGGTACTGGACCTGGCTCTGGCTCTTGGATTACAACGGGTGGTCTCTCAGGACGAACTGGTTGAGGAATTGGAACTGGCGTTGGCTCAGGTTGAGGAATAGGAGTAGGTAATGGCTCTGGGGTTGGCTGTGGCGTTGGCGGTATTGGGATTGCTGTATTGGTATCTACAGGGGATGGAGTAGGCGATGGTTGCACAGTGGGTTGTGGTGTTGGGATTGGGGTTGGCTCTGGGGTTGGTGTTGGGCTACTGCTCGGCGATGCCACGGGTGTGGCGGTTGGAGAAGGAGTTGGAGTTGGAGCAGGTATCACAACATCTGCAGTAACTACTGGTGCTACATACACACGAGTAAGTCCTGCATCTGCAAGTGAAACAACAGTTCCATTAGGCAGACGAACACCAGTACGAGTATTTAACCCTGCTTGTACATCTGAAAGATAAGTAATAGTCAGTGTATTGTCAGGATTAATAGCAGCAGTTACCACAATTGTAGACAACGGATTGGCACTTGCGTTCTGCCCATAAGGACGAACTGCTAGGTCAACTTGGAATCCTGCTTGACTAGAAGTAATAATCAAATGCTCATCAGGTGCTCGCCAACCCGCAGGATAAGAGTTAGATGGGTTTGGATTATTAGGGTCTAGAACTACCCAGTCATATGCATTAACTGATATGGATGGTGCATTAGGAAAACTACTGTAGTTATTATCTTGTGTACCAAAAACAATTGTTGAGTTAGTTGTTGCATAAACTGCTGTGTAGTTAGTTCCTTGAAAATTGATAGCAGTAGGCAAGGCTACTTGGTAAGAGACGTCATCGCCACCACAAGTATTTTGAACAAGTACTGGTGTAGATGTGGCCGTAGAGCCATCTACTGGTGTTTCTGTATTAAGAACAGTTGCTGCGGTTGATGCTGTTGCTGCTGATTCTGCTGTTGTTATACAGGATGCCTGTGCTAACATAGGAAAAAATATAGATGTTCCAACTATTAAAAAAAATGCTGCTAGTGCTCTACTTTTTCTCACAAAGGAGTAAGTAAATTTGGTCAACGCGGGCTTCCAATCTATTGACTTGGTCTTTAACTGAACTGCCCCCGTTTGTTTTTAATTCAAATAAATAATGCTTAACCATCCATCGAATTGCTGTTGCAAATGCAGCAATAATTGCTGATATGGATACTAATAATGCTGCCCAATCTACCGCGCTCATTATACTGTCCTAACAGTTATCTCTATGATGCCACCAAAACCATCAAAGCGTTTATCGGGCGGTGTCATACGGGTGAATGTAACTTGTTCGATTACTGCCTGTCGTGATTCTCCTGTTGTCAGGTCTTGCCAAGTCAGAACATCGCCTGTCTTTTCAATCTCTTCTAGCAATTGGATACGAGCATATGCTCTACCCTCATAGCCAACTACAGTATTAAACCTATCTGTTTCAATATCAAAACAGTAGACAGGAAATTGAATGACTCTATTGCGTGGAGATGCAATGGTTGCCTTGGCTTGGTATCCTTTAAAAGTAGGACCAGTGGTTGTATCTGTTGTATCACGGCTCAGTGTAAACTTATATGCAAGAAACTCTTGCGCTACTTCGGGTTGAGATGTAGTTACTTCTACTGCATCTACACCTACATTGTAAGTGATATGGTCATACTGTGTTTCATTACCACTTGCCTCTGTAGCAAGAGATGACAGTGTAAAGTCACCAGATGTAAATGTGCCACGTGCAATAAGACGCTTGTAATTCTTAGGTTCTAGGGTAGAAAATCTAATCTTACCTGTAGTTATAGAACCAGTTGTTGCTAAAGTTGTAGTTGATTGAATGGCTATGCCGTTGCTGCCTGATGTAGTAAATGCTAGTTGGTTGGTGTTACCTATAAAATCTACGCTAGTTGCGTATCCAGTAGCACCACTAAGGTAAGTATCCTTAGCATAGGCAAAACGCAAGGCTTCAATTTCTTGTCCTAAATCAACACGATATAATCCGGGAGATGTACCAATTGTGCCAGTTGCCCAAACAAATCTGTCACGAAAAGCAAAGTCACGGACACCGTTGGTATCTTCAAATATAAGGCGACCATAAGACAAGTCACCAGTTGTATCTGAGATATTAGCCACACGCATACCCTTATTGGTACCAATCATCAAGTAACCAAGGTATGACTCAATCTTAAGAACTATCTCCCCAATTGGTAGTTGCGCTGCTACAATCCCTGATGTCAGGGTAGGCATAACACCAGCAGTAGATAGAACAAACTTGTAAATGGCAGAGTTACCGCCAAGGTAACCAGCAGCATAGATGGCAGAGCCACCTTCGGAGATAGATGACCATACCCAGTCAGCATTAGGGTGTGTGTAAATAGGTGTAGGCAAGGCACGTGATGTGCCTTTAGTACCAGTCAGTTCATAAATACCAGCACCAACACCAGCAACAAGACGTTGCTTAACCCAAGACATTACTACTCGCTCACTACCAGTTGCATAGTACTCTGTGTATCCAGTAGTAGGTGTAGCAATCTCACCTGAATAAATGTGGTCGTTGTCAGCAACGAACAAGTGTGCTCCATCAGTTGCAATTGCAAGTGTGGCCGTATCTAAGCCAGCAGTAACTACATCGCTATATGTAACAGCAGTACCACTAGGAGTATAGTTATTAATAGTTGTATTTGCTGTGTTCCAAGCAACAACTTTATCAGTTGAGCCATCTACTACAGAGATAAGTTTATATACACCAGTAGTAACACCAGTCATATTGGCTGTCTCTTTGAGTAGAGTTACCTGTCCCTTAGTCCACACATCTACATTGTCTGAGTCAGCAAAACGATAGTTAACTGTTTCACCTGCAGATGGGTCATAGAACTTAATGCCTGTGCCATTGTGAAAAGAAGACTGGCTTCTTAGCCAGAAACCAGTGAGCGACTGCTCACCTGGTTCCGCGCCAATGTCTGACTGTTCCTTACGAAACGGTGCAGTCTGGCGGATATATGGACGAGCATCACTAATAGCGTAGAAAAATGGAAGTCCACCTACTGCCACATCATATGACTCATTAGTGTTCTGCCAAGTAGAACTAGATGAAACAATACCTAAGTCAACAGCAATAGCACGACCAATGCTGGCAGTTGCAGAGCCTCTACCTTCGGTTATATCTCTTGTTGCCACTATTGCTCCTTAATACGGTAATAAATCTGTTTCATCTATAGCATCATCTATTGTGCGAGCAGGCTGATGAGAGCAACTACCACACTGGTAACACATTACGAAAGTAAAAGTTTTGCTTCGTTTGCAGTAATACCAAGTTTGGTTAGTAGTGCATCTTTTGCTACTGCATCTGCTGCAGCCTTAGCATCTTCTTCTGCTTTGCGTGCTGCTGCTGCGGTTGCATCAGCCTCACGTTGTGTAATCTCCTCTGCAGTCAAAGGACGCTCAGTTACTTCGCCTGTTGTGCAGTTGATTTCGATTGCTGTAGTCATTATTTCTCCTTATGAGTTCTTGATGCCGTAGAGGTAAGCGGTTGAGTATTGTTGAATTGTTCCGCTATTTTCAGGCGTTAATGTGATTTGATTAATTGCCGCAGCATTAGACCACAGGTTAGCGTTCATATCTATTAACGAGCCTGTTGCATTGTTTTCGCCAGTTCCTTCTTCGCTTGAAGATTTATTGTTAGAACTAGTATAATTAGGAATATAAACCATTGAGTTACCAAATGTATTAGCAGTACCGCTTGCTGCACCAGCCTGACCGCCATACATTAAAGTATCATTTGTTGATGCTGCGTTACCGCCATCACCATATAGACGGCGGTTGGTCTGACTAGAAGTTGAACCATTAAACGATAATTTAATGCTTTCGTGATAATTAGTTCTGGATGTTCTCATACTATGAAGCACAACTAAGTCAGTATAGGTTTGAGGAATTCCAGTAAAATCAATGTTTGCAGCCCCACCTGCTCCGACTGTAACGGATGCAATTTTAACAAATGTATTTGCCATTATGCCGCCTTAATTCCGTAGAGTGAAATGACTGTACTACTGTTAATGTTTCCAGTGCTTGTTAAAACTGTAATACTATTGATGGCAGAAGCAGAACGCCATAAACCAACATTTGCTCCTAAATAAGTTCCAGTTGAATTGCCCCGTGTTAATACAGTTTTATACGTTGTAGTGTTAGAGTAATTTTGTAAATGTACAATTGAATTACCAATAGTATTGGTATCTAAAATAGCAATGTTAATAAAAGTTTGAGCAGAACCACGGTCAGATGACGCGGTCGAACCATCGCCAAGTAATCTAGTCCAAGAATAATTAGAGCCTGTGTCTGAATTAACTTGTATCCGTAAATTGCCAAAAGCGCTTACACTTCCACCAAAAACCAACACCAAATCCGTATAAGCCCCTGAGATGCTAGAAAAGGTGACAGATGCAGCAGCACTACCTAGAGTGGTAGTTGCTATCGGTTCGTATGTTGCTCCTGCTGCCATTGTTATGCTCCCTTAATTCCGTATAAAGCAAACTTGCTATATTGAGTATAGGTAGAGGCGTTGTCGGTAATTATAGTCAAACTTGTTACTGCGGCTGTATTCATCCAAACGCCTGAACCTAAAACACTACGACCTGAACCGTTAATATCTGCCCCACCTAAAACTCTAGTAGTCGTGTATTTATTTGTATTTGTATAATCTAAAATATCCATAACGCCAACACCAAATACGCTGGCAGTTGCAGTAGCGGCTGGCATAAAGATTAGTCCTACACTTGTATTACTTACATAAGCACCAGCAGATGCAGCAGCACCGTCACCATAGAGTAAATGTGCGGCGTAATTTGCACCTGTATCTGAGTTAAGTCTTATATCTACAAAATCTTGTGCAGCAGCTCTATCACTTCTTGCTATCCAGCGTAATTGCAGATGCGTATAGGTAGCAGGTATGCTACTAAAAGTAATGCTAGATACGCTTGTGCTAACTGTAGTTGTAGCAATAGATTCATAAGCGGATGAACTAATACTACCTGATATTGATGAGGCCATAATTCCCAACATAGGAGCCATTAGGCGATATCTCCAAACACTATCCAACTATTAGCAGCAAGTTTTTTACAGGTTGCACCTGAGTTGGCAACACGCAATTTAGGCGTGGCACTTGTAGCACCTGTTGAGATGACTGTTGTTGTTGCTGGAGTAACGGCACCAATTGTTGGTTGTCCTGCACCAGTAATCCAGAACACGTTAATCTCTGTACCTACTGCAAAGTTAAAGGTAGCATCGGTTGGGATATTGAATTGCTGCGTAGCAGCATTGTTCATTGAGAATATATTGCCTTCATCACCAGATGCAAAGGTATACGCCGCAGTCTTGGCTGTGTAAGTTGAACCAATCTTAGGAGATGTAATAACTGCGCCAGTAGGGATGGTTACTGTTCCAGTAAATGTAGGTGAGGCAAGGTTTGCCTTAGTAGCATCTGTTGGAGTATTAGTTGCGTTAGTTAAATTTATGGCAGAAGGAGTACCAAGGTTAGGTGTAACCAATGTTGGTGATGTAGCAAAGACTAAAGAACCAGAACCAGTCTCATCAGAGATAACGCCTGCTAATTCTGCAGATGTTGTTGCAGCAAGAGTGGATAGTTTATCTGTAGTTACCACTAAAGTCTTGGTTGAAGGAATAGTTGTACCATTGATAGATGTAGCAGTAGCCACACCCAACACAGGAGTTACAAGAGTAGGGCTGGTATCTACTACAAACTTTGTACCTGTACCAGTCTGTGAGGCAATAGATGTTGCTGAACCTACAGATGTAATTGGACCAGTTAAGTTGCTAGGGGCAACAGTTACTCCATCTACATAACCTTTAGTGGCTGCATCGGTAGATACTGTAGGTGTTCCCATACCTGTAATCTTGTTAGTACCCATTGCAATAGCGCCAGTCATAGTGCCACCAGCAAGAGGCAACTTGG